TACCCCTGCTGACCTTAACGAGACTTCCTTGGAAGCCGCCGTTATTCAAATCAGCTTGTGGACTGACGAGCGTGGTCTTTTGATCGCTGCTAAGCCACGTAAGTTGATCGTTCCACCTGCATTGCAGTTCGTTGCAACTCGTTTGCTAGAAACCGAACTCCGTGTTGGTACTAACGACAACGACATCAATGCAATCAAGAACAACGGTTCGATCCCAGAGGGTTACACCATTAACCACTATTTGACCGACACCAATGCTTGGTTCTTGACCACTGATGTACCTAACGGTATGAAGCATTTCGTTCGTGTTCCTTTACAGAACTCAATGGACGGAGACTTCGACACCGGCAACGTACGTTACAAGTCACGTGAGCGTTATTCCTTCGGATTCTCGGATCCGCTCGGAATGTTTGGTTCACCTGGCGCCTAAGCAGTATAAGGCTCCGCAGAGAACCCCGCCTAAACAGCGGGGTTTTTTGTTTTTTAAAATTAAGTATGGTATATTACCCGTATCGTAACTCGGAGGTAATATGGACTATCCAAAAACACGTAAAGAAGCAAAAGAAATAGGTGCTACCCACTACTACACAGGAGAGCCCTGCTCCCGTGGGCATATAGCCCTACGTAAAACCAAAGGCGTATGTGTGGAGTGTATGAAAGAAGACTGGGTTAAAGATAATGCTAAACGTAGTCTTAAACCAAAATCAGAAGCTGCTAAAGAAGCAGGGCGTAGGTACTACCTCCGCAATAAAGAAATGGTAGTAGCTCGTGCAAATGCTAGAACTCTAGAAGAAAAGCAGGCGTGGAAAAAAATACATAAACAACGCAACCCAGATTACTACAACGCTTTGACGAGTCTAAGAAAGCGTAGACATAAAAATGCCACACCATCTTGGCTTACTAGGAAACAAAAAACGGAAATAAAACAATTGTATTTAATCGCTATTACTATGACTAAAACTACTGGAGAACGATATGTTGTAGACCATATCATCCCATTGCTTGGTAAAGACGTGTGCGGGCTACATGTACCTTGGAATATGCGGGTCATTACCCAAGAAGAAAATTTGAAAAAGTCCAACAAACTACTTGCAAGTACGTAAAAAAGTAGTAATATCCATATATCTGGGTGATGAGTCTGTCAAACTGCCCCAGCAGATGCGTACACAATTGGCAGGCGGAACTTTGTACGAAGGACAATTTATATGGCACTTGCAACTACCTCTAGCGTATGGCGCTCCACTGGTGGAGATCAAACCCGTACTGCAACCGCTGGCTCCATGGTGATGGCAGCTCAGTTCTTTATTTCTAACTGCGCAGCAACTGCAAACGTAACTAATTCCACTGGCACTGAGGCTCTAATCCTCCCAGCTGGTGCTGTTGTTACCGATATTTCCATTACTGAAACTGGTACTGGCAATATTGACTTAGGGTTTACCCCACTAATTGGTGTAGGTCCTGGACAGACGACTAGTCTTGGAACGAATGTGCCAACAGGTTTCTTGATTAATGAATCAGTTGCTACTCGTGTAAACGTGCAAGTTGGTGGTACTGATGGCGGTGCTTCTTTGGGTAACGTAGCTAATGCAACCAATTTGGTTGTTGTAACTACCGCTGCTAATAGCTCTGCTTCTGGCAACTGCTCTGGAATTATTCGTTATTTCGTAGCTGACACTGGCGCAGAAAACGTCTAATAGGAGGCTCGTATGGGCATGCAATATGACGTTAAAGCAACGGCTATAGCTGCTGGGCAGACTAACGCTGCTGTATTTGCTGGACCAGCACGTATTAAAGGCATGGTAGTTGCAATACCAGCCGCTGGGGGTACTTTAACTATTCGTGACGGTTCAGGTGGAACTGCCCGGTTTAGTTTTGTTGCTCCATCTGGCGATGCTACTGTGACTAATATTTTGGTTCCAGGCGAAGGTATCCGTTGTGATAACGGTATCTACGCAACAACCCCAGCAGATATGCCTATCACGGTGTTCTATGGCTAAGACTCCTGCGTGGACTCGTAAGGAAGGCAAAAACCCCGAAGGCGGCTTGAACGCTAAGGGGCGTGCCTCTTATAACGCTGCTAATCCTGGTAAACCTGGGCTTAAACGCCCACAACCAGAGGGCGGTCCCCGCCGTGATTCGTTCTGCGCCCGCATGAAGGGTATGAAAAAGAAGCTGACTTCTGCCAAAACCGCTAACGACCCAAACTCACGCATTAATAAGTCCCTACGGGCTTGGAACTGCAAAGAAGGCGGAACTGTACGTGGTGGTGGATGTGAAGTTCGTGGTAAGACTAAAGGGAAGATGGTATGAACGATAGAGAAAAAGCTAGAGAGCAGGCTATAAAAGAAGGTTACGGTAATTATAATTTCCCAGAACTTGCTAAGTCACTTACTGAAACGTATGAAAAACGAGCGGCAGAGAAAAAAGCTGCAAAAGAAGCACGTGATGAGAGCCGCAGTAAATCCATGACTATGGACGAAATGAAAATGAAATCCGGTGGCAAAGTATCTTCCGCTTCCAAACGTGCTGATGGCTGTGCGATTCGTGGAAAAACCAAAGGGAAAATGGTTTGATGGAACATATTTTTGCTATCGTCCTAGCTATTTGGTCAGCCCTGCTAACCGCATTTGTTGGGGTAGTTGGGTTTATTGCTCGTGAAAAGAATACGAAGCTAAAAGACCTTGAGCAGATGTTAATTAATACCAAATTGGAGGTGGCTCGTGATAACGTCACTAATGCAGAAATTGACAAGATTAAAGACTATTTTGACCAGCGCTTTAACAGGCTTGATTCAAAAATTGACCAACTTATTCAAGGCAAAATAAATGCCTAGCGTAAGCAAAAAGCAACACAATTTTATGGCTGCCGTGGCTAAAAACCCTGGTTTTGCTAAGAAAGTAGGAGTGCCTCGCTCAGTTGGTGAGGAATTTTTAACTGCCGATAAAGGCAAAAAGTTCAAAAAAGGTGGAATGATGAAACATTCAGATATGAGCAAAGACATGCCAATGATGAAAAAAGTGGCTTCTGCCGCTGTTAAAGGCCATGAGAAGCGCATGCACAAGATGGCTAAGGGTGGTGTAACCCGTGCTGATGGTTGCGTAACTAAAGGCCACACCAAAGGCAAAATGATCTCTATGAAATCGGGCGGATACTGCTAATGAGAGCCAGCCGTGGGATGGGTGCCATCTCTCCTTCAAAAATGCCTGGGGCTAAGAAAAAAGCTCGCAGGGATGATACTGACTTCACTCAGTACAAAGAAGGTGGGAAGGTATCTAAGGTTAACCAGGCTGGTAATTACACGAAACCGGGTATGCGCAAGGCTTTATTTGAGAGTATTAAGAACTCGGCTGTGCAAGGCACTGCGGCAGGTCAATGGTCGGCTAGAAAAGCGCAGCTCCTAGCTAAAAAATACAAAGAGAAAGGTGGAGGTTATCGTGGCTAAATCATTTCCAGACTTAAACAATGACGGCGAAGTAACTAAAGCTGACATCCTAAAAGGTCGTGGCGTCGCCATGAAAAAAGGCGGTAGCGTTAACTTCATTCAGAAAGCAATCAAGAAGCCCGGTGCCTTACGTAAGGCAATGGGTGTTAAAGCTGGCGAAAAGATCCCCGCTAAGAAGCTTGCTGCGGCTGCTAAGGCCCCTGGCAAGATGGGGCAACGTGCGAGGTTAGCTCAGACTCTGTCGAAGCTAAAGAAGTAATGCCGTTCCTTTGGGATTGGATTTGGAGAAAATTAAGTGGCGTTAGCAAAACCTCAGCGCAGCCTCAAAGCTTGGACAGCCCAAAAGTGGACAACCAAGTCGGGGAAAAAATCGTCCGAAACCGGCGAACGGTACCTGCCAAAAAAGGCAATACAAGCGCTAAGCCCAAGCGAGTACGCAGCAACAACACGAGCAAAGCGAGCCGGAAAAGCCCAGGGAAAGCAGTTTGTGCCGCAGCCTCCAAAAATAAAACAAAAAGTAAAGCCGTACCGAAAGGTTAAATAATGTCCACTACAGGAACAACCTCATTCAACCTAGACATGAATGACCTCATTGAAGAGGCATTTGAGCGTTGTGGTTTAGAAGTTCGGTCTGGATATGACTTCCGTACTGCACGGCGGTCTTTGAACCTGCTTACTATTGAATGGGCTAACCGGGGTATTAACCTCTGGACGGTCGAGCAAGGGCAGATTTTAATGAACACTGGGCAGGCGATTTACCCCCTGCCTGTAGATACTATTGACCTCCTAGATACGGTTGTGCGCACAAATAACGGTGCGGGCAACAATCAAATTGACATCAATATTAGCCGTATAAGCGAGTCAACCTATATAACTATTCCTAATAAAAACGCTACTGGACGCCCTATTCAGGTTTGGATTAACAGGCAGTCTGGCAATACTGCAGTAATCCCACAGACTACCGTAGCCGCTGGAAACCCTATTACTACGACAGATCAAACCACAATTACCCTGACAAATGCCTCTGGTTTACCAACTCAAGGGTTTATCAATATTGGGAACGAAACAATTGGCTATCAGAATATTGTAGGGAATCAGATTCTTAATGCTTGGCGGGGCCAAAATGGCACCACGGCTACCACTCATCTGGCTGGAGCCGATGTATACGTAAACAACTTGCCATGTATTAACGTCTGGCCTACTCCCAACCCACCTGGAACTCAATATACATTTGTATATTACAGAATGCGTAGGATTCAAGACGCTGGTACTGGTGTGCGTACAGAAGATATTCCGTTCCGTTTCATTCCTTGTATGGCTGCTGGGTTGGCTTATCAGTTAAGCACCAAGATGCCTGGAGTGGATGGTGGGCGGATTCAGATGCTAAAAGCAGATTATGAGCAACAGTGGCAATTAGCTGCCGATGAAGACCGTGAAAAAGCAGCTATTCGGTTTGTTCCACGTAACATGTTTTATTACTAAGATGCCATGCCAAATAGATTTGCTTCAGGTAAATATGCGATTGCTGAGTGCGATAGATGCGCACAGCGGTATAAGCTTAAGGAGCTGCGGATACAGATACTAAAAACTAAACCATATCAGGTCAAAGTATGTAAAGCTTGTTGGGATCCAGATCAGCCACAGTTATCTTTAGGTTTGTATCCAGTTAATGATCCGCAAGCCGTACGTGAGCCTAGACCAGACGTTAGTTATTTTGTGTCAGGGCAAAGTGGACTGCAAATTAATTTAACTGGAGAAGGTCCAGATGGGTTTGGATATGCGGAAATGGGTAGCAGGATTATTCAGTGGGGCTGGAATCCCGTAGGTGGTGCTAGAGGTCCAGACGCAGGATTAACCCCAAATGACTTGGCACCAGCAGTAGTACTTGGTACAGTAACGGTAACGACAACTTAAGGAGTTGAAAATGTATAAAAAAGGCGCAGACGGAATCACCAAAACGGGTAAAACCGACGCTAAGGTATACCCAAACGATGGTAAACATATCATTGATAAAGGTCCAAAGGCTAATAAAAGTTCTTTGAACAAGAACATGAAGTCCATGGGTCGCAACATGGCTCGTATTGCTAACCAAAGAGGTCGATAATGGCTAAATACTCTAAAAAAGTAATGGGCAAAGAAGTTGGCGCAGCTGAAGTCTATGCCGCTCCACACACCATGTCTGGGAAAACTACCAATGCTGGTATGTATGACAACTACACCCCAGGTGCCAAAGTAATAGACACTATGAATATGTCTGTTGGTGGCGTAAGCAAAGGCAACTACAAAGGCGTAAACCCTTATGGTGTTGGTGAAATGCGTGGTTATGGCGCTGCTACCAAGGGTCGTAAGATCAGCGGGAAAATGGGCTAATGAATTACGCACAGCTAACGCAAGCGATTATTGACTATTCTGAGTCTGACGAACAGACCTTTGTAGACAATATTCCTTTGTTTGTCCAACAATGTGAAGAGCGGGTTTATAACGCCGTTCAGATCCCAGCGATTCGTAAGAATCAGGTTGGCAACTTCACACAGGGTGACAAATACCTTGCGTTACCGAACGATTACTTAGCCTCGTTTTCAATGGCTGTAATTTTTGCAGACGGATC